CGTCCCGCTGTCGTCCTGGCACGCGGCGCGGCGGCTGGCGGCCGACTTCGCGTGCCCGGCGCTGGTCGTGGCGCGGTTCGACGACGCGGTGCTGTTCGGGGACGCCGGCAAGCTCGGGCCGGCGTTCGCGCTATGCGGGGCGGACGGGAACGCCCGGGTCCGCGTCGAGGTGCGGCGGCTCTCGCCGGTGCAGTACGAATCGCGATGGTGAGCTCCGACCGCACCGGGGCGGCGACGATCGAGCGCCTGGCGCGCGAGCTTGCCTGCGAGCGCGGGGTGCCGCTGGAGCGCGCGCGTGAGGTCGTGCGCGACGTGCTGCGCCTGCTGCGCGAGGATGCGCGGACGGCCGCGCGGGTCGTGATCCCCGGCCTGCTCGTGCTCCAGCGCCAGCCGGACGGATCGCGACGCCGCCACCGGGTGCGCTTCGTCTTGCACGAGCGCGACCGCAAGGCGGTCATGATCCGCCGCCTCCGAGATGCCCGGCGCGCCGCGAAGCTCGCTGCCTGAATCGCGCATTCGCCTGGCGCTGCACCCGCGGCAGGGGGCGGCGTTCCTGTCGCCCGCGACCGAGATCCTGTACGGGGGCGCAGCTGGGGGCGGAAAGTCGCACCTCATGCGCGCCGCGGCGATCACCTGGTGCACCGAGATTCCGGGCCTGCAGGTGTACCTGTTCCGGCGCATCTCGGAAGATCTGATCAAAAACCACGTCGAGGGCCCGAACGGGCTGCGCGCGATGCTCGCGGACTGGTCGCTCGCGGGGCTCGTGCAGATCGTCGAGGACGAGATACGGTTCTGGAACGGTTCGAAGGTGTACCTGTGCCACTGCAAGGACGAGAAGGACAGGTTCCGATACCTCGGCGCGGAGATGCATGTCCTGCTGATCGACGAGCTCACGACGTTCACCGAGGTCATCTACCGGTTCCTGCGCTCGCGGGTGCGCGCGGTCGGGCTCGCGCTGCCGGAGAAGTATGTCGGGACGTTCCCGCGGATCGTCGCGGGCAGCAACCCGGGCAACGTCGGGCACCACTGGGTCAAGGCCGCGTTCATCGACGGCGTGATGCCGATGGCGATGCGGCGGATGCCGGACGCCGAGGGCGGGATGCTGCGGCAGTTCATCCCGGCGAAGCTCGAGGACAACCCGAGCATGGCCGCGAACGACCCGGACTACCGGATGCGGCTGCGCGGGCTCGGGCACCCGGCGCTGGTCCGGGCGATGGAGGACGGCGACTGGAACGTCATAATCGGCGCGTTCCTGCCGGAGTGGGCAACGGCGCGGCACGTCGTCGAGCCGTTCCTCCCGCCGAAGGACTGGACGATCTTCGCGGCGTTCGACTGGGGCTCGGCGCGGCCGTTCTCGGTCGGCTGGTACACGGTAGCGAATGGCGACCCTCTGCCCGACGGGCGCCGGTTCGCGCGCGGGTGCCTCGTCAAGTTCCGCGAGTGGTACGGGATGGAGCCGGGATCGCCGAACGTCGGCCTGCGGCTGCACGCGGAGAAGGTCGGCGAGGGCATCCGCCAGCGCGAGGCGGACCTGGTCGCCGGCGGGCGGAAGGTGTCCTACCGCGCGGCCGACCCGTCGATCTTCCGCGAGGACGGCGGGCCGTCGATCGCGGAGCGGCTGGGGGTGCTGATGCAGCCGGCCGACAACTCGCGCCTCGCGGGCTGGGACCAGGTGCGAGCCCGCCTCGCGGGGGACGACGACGGTAACCCGATGCTGCTGGTTACCGCGAATTGCGTGGACACGATCCGCACGCTCCCGGCGCTGCAGGCGGATACCGTGAAGCTCGACGATGTCGACACCGACGGAGAGGATCACGCCGGGGACGAGGTGCGCTACGCGTGCATGTCGCGGCCATGGGTGCGCGCCGTGGCGAAGCCGAAGCCGGTGAAGGGCCTCGCCGACATGACCTACAACGACTTCCTCGCCGAGCACGATCGGGCTCAGAGCCGCAGGAGACAGCGCATATGAGCGTCCTACAGGTCGGCACGCCGGTCCGCGCGACCGGCAGCCAGATCATCAGCAGCGTGCCGTGCCAGCTGCTCGGCCTGCTGGTCAACGCGACGAGCTCGGGCACCGTGACGCTCTTCGACGCGACGAACGGCAGCGGCACCGCGTTCGCGGCCATCACGCCGGCCCTCAACACGTTCGTCCCGCTGACCGCGGACTGCGCGACGGGGCTCTACTTCACGAAGGGCGGCACGTCGATCGACGTCACCTTCTTCGTCGTGGCCGGGTAGGAGAGCACGCATGAGCGTTCGCAACATCGGCACGCCCGTCCGCATCAGCGCGAGCGGGAAGATCGCCTCCGGGCCCTGCCAGCTGCTGGGCATCCTTGTGAACTCGACGAGCTCGGGCACGATCACGCTCTACGACGCCACGAGCGCGACGGGGTCGGCGTTCGCGGCGATCACGCCGCCGGTGAACGTGTTCACGCAGATCCCCGCGGCGTGCGCGACGGGGCTCTACTGCACGGTCGGCGGGACGCTCAACGCCACGTTCTTCGTCGCAGCCGGCTGACATGAGCGACGCGACCGGCGCGGCCTCGGTCGACGGGCTGGAGGAGTTCTCCCGCGACCCGGGCGGCACCTACCAACGCTGGGACTCCGAGCTCCGGCTCGCCGAGAAGGAGTTCGACCGGTTCCGCGAGCGGTGCCGCAAGATCGTCCGCCGCTACCGGAGCGAGAAGGAGGTCGCGGAGGGCGCGAGCGACGCCGAGCAGGGGCTGCAGCTGCTCTGGTCGACGACGCAGACCCAGGTGCCGGCTGTCTACCAGTTCCCGCCGGAGGTCGAAGTCTCGCGGCGGTTCAAGTCGAAGTCGCCGCCGGCGCGCGTCGCCGCGATGGTGCTCGAGCGATACCTGCAGGTCGAGATCGACCGCGACCGGTTCGAGGAGGAGGTGCTCGGCGTCCTGTTGGACCGCCTGCTCTGCGGGATGGGGCAGGCGTGGGTCGAGTACGAGCCGGTGCTCGGGAAGGTCGAGCAGCCGGTCGCGGTGATGCAGGCCGAGGGCGGGTTCGTGACGACGACGGGCGAGCTGTACAACGGGCCGCCGCCGCAGCCGACGCCCGACGGCCAGATGATGGGGACGCAGGCGTTCGACGCGATCGTCGACTGCCGGGCGCCGGCGATCCACCTCGACCTCGAGGACTTCCTCCATTCGCCTGCGCGCACCTGGCGCGAGGTGCGCTGGGTCGCGCGTCGGCACTTCTACACGCGCGACGAGTGCCTGAAGCAGTTCGCCGCGGGACAGAAGATGTTCGGCTGGACGCCGGAGCAGATCCCGCTCACCGCGAAACCGGTGATGGCCGACGAGAAGGACGAGAAGGGCGCGCCGGCCGACATCTTCAAGCGGGCCGAGGTCTGGCAGATCTGGGACGACCGCGCGATCTACTACATCGCGAAGGGGATGCAGGTGCCACTGCAGGTGCAGCGGAGGCCGCTCGTGCTCGCCCAGTCGAAGTGGCCCTGCCCGCGGCCGTTCTACGGGACGATGACGAGCTCGTCGCTGATCCCGGTGCCCGACTTCGTGCAGTGGCAGGATCTCGCTGAGGAGGTCGACGAGCTCACGATCCGCATCCGGTCGCTGACGCGCTCGCTGAAGGTCGTCGGGGCGTACCCGAACGGGATGGAGGGGCTCGAGAAGATCCTGAACGACTCCGTCGAGTCGGAGCTCGTGCCGGTGGACAACTGGGCGGCGTTCAAGGAGGCCGGCGGGATCGAGGGCGCAATCTCGTGGCTACCGATCGAGCGCGTGTCGGCGGTGCTGGTGCAGCTGCAGCAGCAGCGGCGCGAGCGGATCGACTACATCTACCAGATCAACGGGATCGGTGACATCCTGCGCGGGCAGGGCGACCCGCGGGCGACGGCGACGCAGGAGAAGATCAAAGCGAACTACGGGAGCCTGAGGCTGCAGCAGATGCAGCAGGATCTCGGGCGGTTCATCGAGCGCGTGCTCGAGATCAAGGCCGAGGTGATCTGCGAGAAGGCTCCGCCGAACGTGCTCGCGGAGGTGTCGGCGATCGGCGAGATCCAGGCCGAGCAGCAGGCGATCGGGCCGGCGCTCGCGATGCTGAAGAACTCGCGGATGCGCGACCTGCGTATCGACGTCGACGAGGAGTCGATGGTCGCGATCCGCGACGAGGAGGTGAAGCGCGAGCGGACGGAGTTCCTGCAGGCGGTCACGCCGCTCGTGCAGGCGGTGATGCAGGCGTCGCAGCAGATGCCGGCGCTGCTGGACGTGTCGGGCGAGTTCCTCGGGTTCGCGGTGCGCGGGTTCAAGGCGGGCCGCGACCTCGAGGGCACGATCGACCAGTTCGTGGACTCGGTGCGCGAGCAGGCGGCGCAGGCGCGGGAGGCCGCGAAGAACAACCCGCCGCCGCCGCCGCTCCCGCTGCTGGTCGAGCAGACGAAGGCGCAGAACGCGCAGAACCTCGAGGCGACCCGGCATCAGAACAAGATGACGGAGATTCAGCAGTCGGCGCAGAACGAGTCGGAGAAAGAGCGCGCGCAGGCGATCAGCGAGGCCGCGATCGAGCAGTTCCGGGCGGAGGCGAAGAAGTCGATCGCGGACGCCGAGGCGCAGATGGAGGCGAGGCTCGCGGAGATGCAGCACTCGTTCGACATGGCGCTCGAGCGGTACAAGGCCGAATTGAAGCAGGACGCAGACAGGAGCGCGCAGGCCATGCGCGACGCAGGGATCATGCGCGGGATCACCGCGACCAGGCGGCGGAAGATCATCTACAACGCCGCCGGCGATCCCGACGAGATGATCGAGAGCATCGAGGACGAGGGCGAGCCGCCCGGGGTGCAGTAGTGGCCGTCAACTACCGCACGACGCTCAAGACGACGCGGATGCAGGCGGTCGCCGACGATATCGACAGCGGCCCGGCGGCGGGGACGCTCGAAATCGGCGACGCTGGCTTTGCGAGCGTGCTGGCGACGTTCACTTGTAACGACCCGTGCGGGACGGTTGCGACCGATACGCTGACGTTCTCGGGCCTGACCAAGAGCGCGGTAGCGGCGGCGACCGGAACGGCGGCGGCTGCGCGGTTCAAGAACAGCACCGGGACCGTCATCGTGTCGGGCCTCACGGTCGGCACCGTCGGAACGGACATCATCATCAGCCCGTCAACGTCGATCACCGTCGGGCAGACGGTCCAATGGACGGCCGGAACGATCCAGCACTCAGCGTAAGGGATACCCATGAGCCTCGCATCAATCGCGGTTCGCACGTCGAACGTCACCATCGCCAACGCCAACTGCGAACTCCGCACGACGGCGGGCGTGAAGTGCCGCGTGCTGGAGCACTCCATGATCCAGCTGACCGGCACCGCGTCCTCGTACGGGCTCGGGCGGCCGGCGGCGCAGGGCGTGACGCCGGGCACGACGAGCACGTTTCAGCGGGACGACTCGGCCGACCCCGCGTGCGTGACGACGGTCAACCTGACCTGGGGCACGTCGCCGACCGCGCCGACGAGCTACCATCGACGAACGAACACGGCGGCGACGGTCGGCGTCGGCATCGTGTGGACGTTCCCCGCGGGCCTCGTCGTTCCGGTGTCGGCGTCGCTGGTGAGCTTCAACATCACCGCGACGGTGGCGCTCGACAGCAACTGGGCAATCGACGAGTGAGCGAGATCGTCCCGGCGCAGCCGCTGGACGTCGTGGCGTGGGTCACGGTGCGGCTGCATCAATCGGGGACGTTGAGCACGACCGGGACCATCGCGGACAAGCGGATGGCGACGCACCTGCTCAAGCACGCGCTCGACGCCGTGGGGAAGCTGCCTGACTACAAGGCCATTGTGATCCCGGGGAGTGAGGTCGAGATCGCGCCGTCATTCCCGACGAGGGATATCGGCGACATGCCGGCGGCGCAGAGGGGTGATCCGTGACGAAGTTCGTCAACGGCAGCGTGGGGCTGCCGGTCACGATCCACGCGGCGGACGACTATCGGGCCTGCGATTCGCAGTGGTTCGGCAAGCGATCAAGAGCGCCGGATAAATTGCTGCTGATGAACGAGATGCGCGTCGCGGACAACGCGCATGATGCGTTCTGGTATCAGACGCGCTGGTGGCCGAACTCGGGGCAGATTCTCGGCGGGTGGAGTGGGTCGGCGGACGACGCATTCCAGAATCGCGCATCGGCGTGGAAGAACCCGCGCATCGAGCGCGGATGCAACGGGCGGCTCGGGTTCGTCGGCTACACGCGCGACCAGTATGGCAGCGCGCTCGGCGGCTGCACCGTCAGGCTGTACCGCGTATCTACCGAGGAGCAGGTCGCGAAGGTCACGAGCGACGCGAACGGGCTGTATTTCGCAACGACGCCCTACAACGACGCGCACTTCCTCGTGATCCACAACGCAGCGGGCGATCAGGCGGGGGCGACGGCCAACACGCTGACCCCGGCGTAGCGTGGACGCGCAGCTGCGCCAGCAGGTCGCGGCATCGCCCGACCTGTCGCTCGGGCGGGATTGGTCCGAGTACGACGTCTGGCTGCGGCAGCAGTTCCCGGCGTCGCCGGACCTGTCGTGCTACCCGGTCAGGCTGTGGGCGCAGCAGCCGGCGGCCGGCGGCGGCCCGGCAACATCCGACGTAGCACTCGGAGCGGTCGAAGCGGCGGACACGCTTTCGGCGGCGGTCGCGCTCGCCGTCGGAGTGTCGCTGGGGGCGACGGAGGCCGCCGATACCGCGGCATTCGGTCTGGGCCTGGTGGACGCGCTCGCGCTCGCGGGCGTAGAGGCGGCGGACCTGTTCGCGGGGCAGGTGTCCGTGGCGGCGGTCCCGGAGCAGCAGACCGGGGGCGGGTACTGGCGCGTCGAGCGGGTCAAGGGGCGGGAGGTCAGGGACGACCGCGACCTCGACCGCGACGTGCTGCGGCAGATGCTGGAGGCGGCCTTCGCGGACGCCCCGCGCGATCCGGTGATCGTCGCAGCGAAGCGCGAGCACCCGGTCGGCGACACGCCCGGACCCGCGATCCCGCTGGTGGACTGGTCGGGCCTGCTCGCGGACCTCGCGCAGTGCGAGGCGGTCCTCGCGCGCTACGCCGAGCGGATCGCCGCCAGTAAGACCCGCACGCAGCGACGGGAGAAGGAGCGCGCCGAGCTCCGGTACTCCGAGGATACGGTGCGCGAGGCGGTCGCGGCGATCGCCGAGGCCCGCCGCAAGCGGTCGCGGCGCCGGGCGGCGCTCTTGCTGCTCCTGCATTAGCGTAACCAGCAGTGCCGGGTTACGCGCGGCGCGCGGCGCCCATCCTGTGCGCGATCGCACGCGGCATCTGCGAATCTGCCAGCAGATGCCGATCTACGAGTACAGGTGCCGGGACGGCCACACGACCGAGGTGTACCGATCGGTCGAGGACCGGCATTTGCCCGCGGAGTGCGAGCAGTGCGGCGCGCCCGCGGCGAAGGTGATCTCGCGCGTGGGGTACGCGATGCCTGACATCGCCGGCTACCAGTCGCCGATCACCCGCGAGTGGATCGGGTCGCGATCCGCGCATCGGTCGCACATGCGGCAGCACGGCGTGATCGAGGTCGGCAATGAGCCGATCCGGCCGCGCAAGCGCACGCCGCTGCCGCCGGTGCGCGACGACATCATCCGCGCGATGGAGACGACCAGGTGAAAGACAAGAGTGCGGGACAGCCGGCGGAAGCCGCGCCCAGCCTGCGAGACAGCCTTTCCGATGCGTTCGATGCGGCCGATGCGCCGGCGTCGAGCGCCCCGCCCACGCCCGAGGCCGCCGCCGCCGAGCCCGCGGCGCCTGCCGCTCCCGCGCCCGCCGGCGAGGCCGGCAGCGAGGCGGCGCCCGCCTCCGAGGCGCCCGCGGAGGGTGCCGGAGACCGGCCCGCCGACGTTCCTGCGGCCGACAAGCCTGCGGCCGACCTGCCGCGCACGCCGCCCGGCTTCCCCGGCGGCGACGCTGCCTGGGCCGCGCTGCCCGCCGAGGCGCGCTCGTGGGTCAAGGGCCGCGAGCAGCAGGTCGAGCGGTGGATTCGCACGAACGCCGAGGCGGTGAAGTTCGGCGGCCAGATGTACGGGGCCGTGCGCCCCTACGAGGCGATGATCCGCGCGCAGGGGCTGCACCCGGCGCAAGTGGTCGCGGCCTCGCTCAACCAGCATTACGCGCTGCAGACCGGGAGCCCGGAGCAGAAAGCTCAGGTCATCCTCGGTCTGGCGCAGCAGTACGGTGTCGACCTGTCCTCGGCGATCGATCAGCAGGCGTCCGCGCCCCAGCCGAATCCCGAGATCCAGCAACTGAGACAGGCGTACGCCGGCCTCGCGCGGTATCTCCGCGCGAACGAAGAGCAGCAGGCGAACATGATGCTGAACGCGGCGAACAGCCACATCGCCCAGTTCGCGTCCGACTCGCAGCGCACCTACATGCGCGATCCGCGTGTGCTGAATCGCATGGCAACGCTGATCGACACCGGGGAGGCGCAGAGTCTGGAGGACGCGTACGACCAGGCGGTGCACTCGTTCAAGGACATCCGCGCAGTCCTCCTCGAAGGGGACGCAGCGCGTCGCGCGCAAGCTGCGAGAGAGGCGGCGGCCCAGGCGCCGGCACGGGGCGGTGCCCCGGTCGCGGCCAACATGGCCCCCGTCAAACCCGAATCGCTTCGCGCGACGCTGACCCGGGCGTTCGACGACCCCGGCTCTCGCCACGTCGCGTAAGGAGAACCCGACATGGCAGTCCCGAACCTGTCGGAGATCGTCACGACCACGATCCAATCGCGGTCGAAGACGCTCGCCGACAACAACACGAACAACAACGCGCTCCTGATGCGGCTGAACGAGCGCGGGAACGTCAAGACCGTCTCCGGCGGCGACGTGATCCTGCAGGAGCTCTCGTTCGCCGACAACTCGACCGTGAAGAACTACTCCGGCTACGAGCCGCTCGACATCTCGCCGTCCGAGGTGTTCAGCGCGGCCTCGTTCGACTGGAAGCAGAAGGCGGTCGCGGTGACGATCTCCGGCCTCGAGCAGCTGAAGAACAGCGGCAAGGAGCGGATGATCGACCTCCTCGAGGCCCGGATCGGCAACGCCGAGGACTCGATGATGAACTCGGTGGCGACCGACCTGTACTCGGACGGCACGGGCGACGGCGGCAAGCAGATCGGCGGCCTCCAGCTGCTGGTCGCGGACACGCCGACGAACACCGTCGGCGGCATCGACCGCAACGCCGCGATCGGCGCGTTCTGGAAGAACGTGTCGTTCGACGCGACGACGGACGGCGGCGCGGCGGCGACGACGTCGAACATCCTCGGCTACATGAACACGGTCTACAACCGGCTCGTTCGCGGCCGGGACAAACCGGACCTCATCGTCGCGGACAACAACTACTACAACCTGTTCCTCGGCGCGCTGCAGCCGAACCAGCGGTTCACCGACGAGCGCATGGCGTCGGCGGGCTTCACGTCGCTCAAGTTCCTCGGGGCGGACGTGGTGCTCGACGGCGGCATCGGGGGCGGGTGCCCGAGCAACCACATGTACTTCCTCCAGACGAAGTACATCTTCTTCCGGCCGCACCGGGAGCGGAACTTCGTGCCGCTGGGCGGCGAGCGGTTCGCCGTCAACCAGGACGCCATCGTGAAGCTGATCGTGTGGGCGGGGAACATGACCCTGTCCTGCGGCAAGGTTCAGGGCGTCCTCAAGGACTGATCGGGGGTGATGACATGACCTGGCGCATCGAAAATCAGGGCACGGTCAGCCTCCGTGTCGGCGACAAGACGACGACGGCTCCGTCGCACCCGCTCGGTACCGTCGTGCGGGCGTTCGACTCGTACTGGGGCGCGGGCGAGTTCATCCTGCTGAAGGCGGGCGGCTCGATCACGAACGGCCACCTCGTGGCGTGGGACTCGCTGCACTCGGCGGTGTCCTGCCCGACGACGGGCAACACGGCGCGTCCCGTGGGGGTCGCCACCCTCGGAGTCTCGAGCGGCGAATACTTCTGGGCGCAGATCGCGGGCCAGACCTACGTCAAGGCGGGCGCGAGCGTCGCGGCGGGCACGCCGGTCGGCGTGACGGGCACCGGCAGCATCGGTGCCAGCGGCGCGGGCGTCGAGGTGCAGGGGATGATCTCGGTCATCGCCTCCGCGGGCACGGTGACGGCGACGGGGAGCACGGTGAACGGCAGCACGACGCTCTCCGTTCCCGGCGGCGCGCTCGGCTTCTTCGTCGGCGCCGCGCTCTCGGGCACGGGCATCGCGGGCGGCACGACCGTCTTGGCGATCTCGTACGACGAGAAAACGGTGACGATGTCGGCCGCGGCGACCGCGACTGGCACGGTCACGGTGACGGCGACGTTCACGGGCTACAACATCTGCTCGTTCCAGCGTCCGTCGTTCCAGGGCCGCATCACCTGACCCTCGAGCAGTAGAGGCAACGCGGGGGCCGGGTTCTTTCGAGGGCTCGGCCCCTTTTCCATCCACGCACAGGAGCATCCCCACCATGCTCGACACGGAACAGGGTCTGCCGGCGAACGGCCAGATCATGCCGCAGGGCGACGAGCGCAAGCTCATCGTCCGGTTCTACAACGAGGCGATCAAGAACGCGACGAAGTCGCTTCAGGAGGGCCGCCCGATCTTCGACTCGGTGCCGTTCATCGAGATCCTGATCCCGGGCGACAAGAACACGCGCGTCAACCGGAAGGTGCGCGACGAGGACAAGGAGAAGTACCCGGCGGCGTGGCAGCGGTTCGTGACCGGGACCGCGCCGAACGCGGCTGCGGGCGGCACGCCGATCGAGCAGTGGCCTGCGCTGGGCGTGCAGGAGGTCGCGGAGTTCAGGGCGATGAACATCTTCACCGTCGAGCAGGTCGCGGGCCTGAGCGACGGGATGGCGGGCAAGTACGCCGGGCTCGCGACGCTGCGGAAGATGGCGCAGGCGTACATCAAGGCCGCGACGGACTCGTCGGAAGCGCAGCGGCTCGCCGTCGAGCTCGAGAAGCGCGACGAGCAGATCGACGCGCTGAAGAACGAGGTGAAGTTGCTCGCCCAGCGGCTCGACCAGGCGCTCGAACGCGGTGACGGCGGCTCGAAGCCGAAGGCGAAGGCGGCGGCGTGAGCAGTCGCGCGCTCCTCGGCGTGGTGACGGCGGTCTGCCGCGAGATCGGGCTGCCGGTGCCGACGAGCGTGTCGAGCTCGACCTCCCAGCAGGTCGTGCAGCTGGTCGCGTACGCGAACAAAACCGGCGATGCGCTGCGCGACGAGGCGAACTGGCCGGTTCTGCGGAAGTTGTGCACGATCTCGACGGTCAACGGGACCGCAGAGTACACGGTGTCGGCGACCGACGGCTCGACGCCGCTCCCGTGCACGAGGATCGTGAACGAGACGGGCTGGGACGCCACGAACAGCTGGTTCTTCGTCGGATCGGTCGACGACCAGGAGTGGAACGCCTGGCAGTACGGGGTGATCACGACGCCGATCCGCAAGATCTGGCGCACGACCGCGGACGACACGATCGAGGTGTTCCCGACGCCGACCGCGAACGGCGATTCGCTCGCGATCTCGTTCATCACGTCCTACTGGGCGAAGTCGGCGGGGAACACGTTCAAGGAATCGCTGTCCGCGGACGACGACTACCACCTGTTCAACGATCGGCTGTTCATCGAAGGCGTGAAGTGGCGGTTCCTCGAGGCGAAGGGGCTACCGTTCGGGGTGCCGAAGCTCGAGTACGACCGCCTGCTGATGCAGCGGAAGGCCGCGGCGCGTCCGGGTCGCACGCTCACGCTCGACAGCGGGCGCGCGCGGATGCGGCGGTTCATCGACTACCGCAACGTGCCGGACACGGGGTACGGGCCGTGACGACGCCGGCCTACCGCGACATCTACGGCTACTTCGGCCCGAACTTCCTCGGCGGCGACCCGTCGCAGGCGGGGAACAACGCCGGGAGCGGCACCTCCGCGCTCGGGCTGCACTGGGTCGAGCAGCCGGGCGGGACGGAGAACGGCGGGAACGGCGCGCAGCTGGTGTTCGACGCGCCGGAGGTGTTCGGCGGCGCGGTGAGCTACGGCGGGAAGGGGCCGAACGGGGCGGGCGAGAACCGCTTCGAGATCGACGCCGCGAAGCTCCCGCAGACGCGGTTCGGCGGGGTGACGCGGACGGCGGCGGTCGATGATTCGTCGCGACTGTTCAACCCGAGGCTTCAGTACGACGACCCGAACTACGGGCGGATCACGCCGATCTGGAACCTGGACACGCGGAATGCGCTGAACGACTTCGTCGCGCTCGCGGCGCCGGCCGCGGCGATGGCGTGGATCGGCGCGCTCGGGATGCCGGCGCTCGCGGGGCAGGTCGTCGGGCTCTCGCGCGGGCTCGGGAGTGGTCAGGGACTGAACATCGGCTCGCTCGCTGGGATGCTCGGCGGCGCGCTGGGACTGCCCAGCTGGGCAACGAGCATCGGCAGGACCGCGCTGGCCGCCGCCTTGCGGCAGCGATCGAAAGGAGGCGGGTGATGGCGTACCAGAGACAGAAGATGGCGAAATTCGGCGGGCAGGGCCGCCCGCAGGCCGACGACGCGCTGTGGCAGCAGTTCATGGGCGCGGATCAGGCGGGGAAGCTCGCGCTCACGAGCCGCGCGAACGGGAGCGACCAGTACAACGCGATCCGGCGCCGCGCGATCGCGGAGGGGTTCGTGCCCGACACGAACGGGTTCCAGGCCTACTTCTCGCAGCTGGGCGTGCCGGGCTTCAGCGGCAACCCGGCCGACGTGCCGGGGATGGGCGGGTCGATGACGCCGCAGGGCGTGCCGGCTGGGATGGGCGCGCGCGGGATGGCCGCGGCGGGCTCCGGCGCGAAGCCGCTGATGGGCGACGCGGCGTCGGGCGCGAGCGCGAGCGGGCAGTTCGCCCCGGGCGGCATGGGCGGTGCGGGCGCGGGGCAGGGCTTCTCGCAGAACAATCCGCAGTTGATCGCGGCGTTCCTGCGCCGCATGGCGCAGGAACGCGGGGCGTCGGGGTCGGACTTGCAGGGCTTCGCCGACGCGATGCCTGGCGCGGTCGGGTCGACGATGCCGATGCCGGTCGCGCCCGGCGCGTTCGCGGGCCTCAACCGGCAGATGTACCCGCCGGCGACCGGCACCGTCGGCGCCGGCACGAGCCAGCAGGCGCAGGGCGCATTCATGAGCCCGTGGGGGCAGCAGATGGACTACCCGCAGGCGGCGGGCGGCGGCGGGATGCCGGCGGCGGGCGCGGGCGGGTTCAGCTGGTACTGACCGGTGCCGTACGGCGAGGCCACCGCGACGAGCACGTCGATTCCGGCTCCGGTCGGAGGGTGGAACGCGCGCGATTCGCTCGCGTCGATGGACCCCGCCGACGCGATCACGCTCGACAACATGATCCCGTCGACGGACAAGGTAGACGGCCGGCGCGGGTACGCGGCGCACGCGCAACCGACCGGGGTGACGCTCGACATCGACACGCTCGCGACCTGGGCGGGGCCGTCGTCGTCGGTCATGTGGGCGTTCGCGATCGTCTCGGGCGACAAGAAGGCGTTCGACTGCACCGCCGCTGGCACCCCTGCGGCGAACGCGGCGTTCACCGCGCTCGCGCACACCGGCACGCGCGCGGACTACGTCGCCGAGATGTTCACGAACACCGCGGGGACGTACCTGTACCTCTGCGACGCGCTCGGCGAGAACGCGCCATGCCACTACAACGGCACGACGTGGGCCGCGCCGACGATCTCGGGCGTGACGGCAGCGAACCTCGTGCACGTCTCGCAGCACCGTTATCGCCTGTTCTTCTGCGAGAAGAACACGCTGAACCTCTGGTATCTAGACCGTGATGCGATTCAGGGAACGGCGAAGCGGCTGAAGCTCGGCGCGTACGCTACCGAGGGCGGCTATCTGATGGCGACCGGGACGTGGACGGTCGACGCGGGGAGCGGCGTCGACGACATGTTCGTCGCGGTAACGTCGATGGGACAGGTGCTCGTGTTTCAGGGCAACGACCCGTCGAGCGCGTCGGCATGGAGGCTCGCGGGGGTCTACAAGACCGCGCCGCCGATCGGGCGCAAGTGCCTGCTCAAGTACGGGTCGTCGCTGTTCATCATCACGGTCGACGGCGTCGTCGCGGTGGAGTCGCTGTTCAACCAGTCGCTCGCGCAGCCGGCGGTGCCGATCACCGACAAGGTGCGCTCGGCGTTCTGGCAGGCGTCAGGTGACTGGAACGCGGAACCTGGCTGGCAGGCGATCTACTACCCGGCCGGGCGCTACATCCTCGTAAACGTGCCTGGCTCGTCGTACTCGAGCACGAGCTCGAGCAAGCCGATGTACCAGTTCGTGATGAACACGCAGACGCGGCAGTGGTGCCGGTTCACCGGCATCAGCGCGCGGTGCTGGGCGCTGCTGAACGGCGCACTCTACTGCGGCGGCACGAACGGACAGGTCTACAAGGCAGACACCGGCAACAAGGACGACACCGCGCCGATCTCGTACAAGTGCAAGCAGGCGTTCAACTACTTCGGCGCGCGCGGGATGGTCAAGCGATGGACGATGATGCGTCCGACGCTGCTCACCGATGCCGAGACGGTGACGGGCGCGTTCTATATCGACACCGACTTCGATACGCAACTCGTGAGCTCGTCGACGTCGATCGCGCCGGGGTCGTCGGGGGCGTGGGACACGACCGACTGGGACACCGCGTTCTGGGATGCGGACTCGTCGATCCTTCAGCAGTGGCAGATGGCGGGCGGGATTGGGCACTGCGCGGCGCTCGTGCTGCTGATCCAGACGAACGGCGCCGAGCTCTCGTGGTACGCGACCGACTGGGTGTACCAGGTCGGCGGAATGATCTGAGGTCATAACATGCCCCTGAGCGACGTTCCATTCTTCCAGGCGCAGCAGCAGTCGCCGCTGGGCGGCACGAACTGGTCGGGCAACACGATCACGACCTCGTACGACCCGCGCCTGATGCAGGACTTCTGGGCGCAGGTCGATCAGCGCCAGAACCAGCGCAACGTCTACGGCACCGCAGCGCAGAACGCGTACAACGCGATGACGGGGCCGGGCGCGGACCCGCGGACGGGTCTGCCGTCGCTCGTCGCGGGCGTCTCGCCGACGCCGGTGCAGACCGGGTACTCGCGGGCGGGATTCCTCGCGATCCCGGGCGCGAACGACTTCATGGGGCAGGGGCAGCGGGTCGAGGACTCGCTGTTCGACCGGTTCGCGTCGCGCGCGGATGCGCGGTTCGGGCGCGAGCAGACCGCGCTCGAGAACACGCTGCGCGACCAGGGCTTCGTGCCGGGGGACGAGGGCTACGCGGACGCGCTGGGGGTGTTCAACCAAGGGAAGAACGACGCCTACCAGCAGGCGGCGCGCGAGGCGGTCGCCGGAGGCGGCGCGGAGTCGTCGCGGCTGCTCGCGGACGCGCTGCGGATTCGCGCGCAGCAGGGCAGCGAGGCGCAGCAGGATCTCGGGAACTACAACGCCGCGATGGGGCAGAACTTCGGGCAGCGCGCGACCGCGGGGCAGTTCACGAACCAGGCGCGCGGGCAGGGGTTCGGCGAGAACGTGACCTCGCAGCAGATGCCGCTGCAGTGGCTGCAGGTGGCGCAGGGCGGGCTCCCGCAGGGGACGATGCTGCCGAACTTCGACCTCGGGCTGCGCGGGCTCGACGAGCCGCAGGCGAACCGGAACGCGTGGATGGCGGGCCTCGAGGGGCTGCTGATGCCGGGCCTGTCGGCGGGCCTGAGCAACCTGCTGAACGGCGGCAACGGTTCGGGCGGCGGCAGCGGCCCGGGGCTCGGCGGGCTGCTCTCGAGCGGCGCGAACTGGCTCGCGGGGATGTTCGGCGGGGGCGGCGGCGATCCCGCGATGGACCCGTCGCTCGCGTACGGCGACGAGAGCGGCTGGGGCGCCGACGTGATCCCGTCGGACTGGCTGTCGGCCGACTGGTCGCAGTGGGCCGACCCCTCGTGGCTCGGCGACGTCTGGCAGTGAGGCGCGAATGCCCAACGTGAACTCTCCGCTGCTGCTGCAATCCCTGCTCTCGGACATCAACGGGCGGCGGGCGCTCGCGCTCGCGCTGCGGGCGCAGGAGGGCCGCGGCGGCGAGATGGTGAGCGGGCGGTACGTCCCGAACATGCGCGCGCTCGGCGGGCCGCTGGCGCGCGGGCTGTTCGGCGACCCGCTGCAGCAGTTGCAGGGCGAGGAACAGGGCGCGCTCAAGTCCTACGGCGACGAGCTCGCGGGCGCGACCGAGGGGCTGCTCGGCGCGGAGGGGCTGTCGGACAACGCGGAGTTCGCGAAGCGCGTGGCGCGCGCGCAGACGGCGGGCGTGCCGCAGGACTACGTCAAGGGCATCCTCGACCGGCGGCAGTCGTGGCAGATGCTCAACCAGATGCTCGCGGGCCTCGAAGCGCCCGCGCCCGGCGTCGCGGCGGGCGGGGGCGGCGGCGGGCCGCCGGCGGGGCGTGGGGCCGCCGGTGGCGGGATGCCCCTCCCGCCCGCTGGCGGCGCCCCTGCGGCACCTGGCGCGGCCCCGGGCGGTGCTCCGGCGTTCGCGGGCGCGATGGGCGCGCAGGGCGGCGGGACGCCGCTCGCGAGAGTCCCCGACGGGAAACTGCTCACGATGGCCGCGATCATGCCCGACGGACCTGCGCGGTCGCTCGCGGTGGCCGAGCTCAAGGCGCGCGAGGTGAAGGTCGATCAGGGCGGGCTCGTGACCCGCGGCGGGCGTCCGATCGGCATGTGGAAGGACGG